CTTATTTTCAAATGCTGAAGATAGAGACAAGTATGAAGAAAATTTAGATGAAGAAAAAAAATACAAACAAAATAATGGAGTTATTGAAAAAGAAGTTGACTTAATGAAAAAATTAAACGATTTTTTAGGAAAATAAAAAAAACACAAACATGGAAGAAAAGTATTTTGTTGCAAAAATTCAGTATGATTTACCTGATGAGAATACAGGTAAAATTAGAAAAATCAGAGAAGAAAAATTAGTTAAAGGTTATTCTGTAACAGATGTTGAGTCAAAAGTTACAAAAAAATATGAGGGGTTTAACCATGAATGGAGAATTACCTCAGTATCTGAAAGTAAAATTGACGAAGTTATTGAGTAATTAATTAACAATTTAAAAATTAAAAAAGTGGTCTTAGGACCACTTTTTTTGTTTAGGAGATATTTATGTAATAAAATAAACTTTGTGTACAATATTGGTAAATTGAATTTTTATCATATTGGAACTATTTATAAGTTATAAATAATTAATTTTTCATGCAAGAAAATAACAAATTAGTACAAGAGGCACTTATTCAAATGAGACAAGTTGAAGAAGCGATAGCCGAAAATGCAAAAGGAATACTTGCTTCAACTATGAAGGAAGAAATCAATCAGTTAGTAAAAGAATCTTTATCTGAACAAGATGATGATGAGGTTGAATTAGATGTTGATATGGATGACGACGACATGGAAGATGTTGACGTTGACGTTGATACTGATTATGAAGATGATGACGTAGACATGGATTTTGACATGGATACTGATTCTGAAGAAAGTCCAATAGACTTAACTGACGCTTCTGACGAAGAAATTCTTAAGGTGTTCAAAGCAATGGGTGAAGAAGATGGTATCATCGTAAAAAAAGATGGTAACGATATTCACTTAACTGACAATGACTCTGATGAAGAATATCTTGTTAAGCTTGGTGAATCTGAAGAAGACTCTTATTATGATGACACTATGAATTTAGACGAAATGGATGTTGACACAGAAGATGTGATTAATGCAATTTTTTCAAAAAACGGTGACGCTTCAGATATTGAAGTAGACCAAGACGACGAAGACTTAGATGAAGACGTTATGTACGAAATCGAATTTGAAGAGGATGACGATATGTTAGACGAAGAAGATGACGATATGTTAGACGAAGAAGATGACGATATGTTAGACGAAGAGGATGACGATATGTTAGACGAAGAGGATGACGATATGTTAGACGAAGAATATGACGATATGTTAGACGAAGAGGATGACGATATGTTAGACGAAGAGGATGACGATATGTTAGACGAAGAGGATGACGAAGATTTGGACGAATCTTACAACCGAAGACGAACTGTTAGAGAATCAAAATCAACAATTAAACCTAAAGGTGTTGGAATTGGCTCAGGACCTAAATTCACTTACAAAGATAAAGCTGCAGGTGGATTTAAAGAGGACAAAAAACAAGGTCCTAAATCAGTGGGTACTGGTAAAGCAAAATTTGAATACAAGTCAGGTGCAAATATGGAAGGTAAATCCAAAATTGTTAAAGCAGAAACAAAAGAAGGTCAAGGATACAAAGACAAAGAAGATGAAAGGTTAGCGATGAAACATGGTAAAATTGCTTCAAAAAACCTTAAAACGACTAAAGCTCGTAGAGATGACGCAGGTTTTGAAAAGAGAGAAACTAAAGAAGCTGCTAGAACTTATGGAATGGGTTCCAAAGAAGGTAGAGGACTTAGAAAAGGTATTACTAATAACAGAAATTATGTTTATGGTAATAGTGGAGTAAAAGTAGAATCTACTCAACAAGAAGTTAATATGTTGAGAGAGAAAAATGAAGAATACAGAAAAGCGTTAAATATTTTCAGAGAAAAACTTAACGAAGTTGCTATCTTCAATTCAAACTTAGCGTATGCGACTAGATTGTTTACTGAACATTCGACTACTAAAAAAGAAAAAATAAATATCTTAAGAAGATTTGACGATGTTGAAACTTTAAAAGAATCTAAAAATCTTTATCAGTCGATTAAAGGTGAATTATCTAAACCAGATACAAAATCAATTAATGAGTCAGTAGAAACAAGATTAACAAAACAAGTTTCTTCAGGTTCATCATCTACACTAATTGAATCAAAAACTTACGAAAATCCTCAGTTCATGAGAATGAAGGATTTAATGAGTAAATTAGGGTAACAAAATAAAAATAAATTAAAATTAATAAAAACCAAAAAAATGGGAGCATTATTAGAATCAGGTCTTGTTGGTAACATTGGGTTAAAACACCTTAAAGTTATCAAAGAAGATACAATCAACAAATGGGACAAATTAGGATTCTTAGAGGGTCTTAAAGGTCACATGAGAGAAAACGTTGCACAACTTTATGAAAACCAAGCATCGTATTTAATTAACGAAGCATCATCTACATCTGATACAGGTGCATTTGAAACTGTGGTTTTCCCAATCGTTAGAAGAGTATTCTCTAAACTTTTGTCAAATGACATCGTTTCAGTACAAGCTATGAACTTACCAATCGGTAAATTATTCTACTTTGTACCAAACATTCAAGCATACACTGACCCTGCTAACTTAGCAAACACAGGTATTCACTATCCACCTTATGGTTCACCAAACGCAACTGCAGGTCAAACTCCACAGAGTGGTTATGATTATAACAACACTAAAGACCTTTATGATAGATTCTACGAAGGTAACGAACCAGCTTTAGACCCACCAGGTTTATTTGACTATTCTAAAGGACAATATTCTGCAATCACTGCAAATGTTTCTACAGTAGTTTGGGTTGCTGACCAATTAGTTGTTTCAGGATATGGTCTTTCTGATTACAGAAAAGTATTAGTAGTTATGTCAGGTTTCGCATCTGATGGAGCTGGTAAATTAATCGGTCCTGATGGTCAACCAATGGATAACGAAGCTTTCTTATCTGATTTAACAGTTTATGGTGTTGGAACAAACACAACAACAGCTGCTAACACTACTAACCCTTATTTATTTAGAGTTGTAACTCAAAGATACGGTAAAGGTATTGTACAATATGGTAACAACAACTCTACAGCGGTTTTCCCTAACAGTAAAACAGATGGTGGTCAATATGACAACTTATGTGATACTCAAGGTAAAATTTACTTAGAGGTTGATTTACAAGTACCAGTTTGTATCACTTGTGGTGGTTCAATGGACGGTTATACAGGTTCAACTTTCTCATCATCAACCGCTACTGATAATGCATTTACTGCAACATACAGAATCTACAAAAACTTAGAGTTTGAAGATAGAATTGGTGAGGTTTCTTTTGACCTTATGTCAGTTACAGTTTCTGTAACAGAAAGAAAATTAAGAGCACAATGGTCTCCAGAAATGGCACAAGACGTTGCTGCATTCCACAACATCGATGCTGAAGCTGAATTAACGGCTTTATTATCTGAACAAGTTGCTGCTGAAATCGACCGTGAAATCTTAAGAGATTTACGTAAAGGTGCAGCATGGAACTTACGTTGGGATTACAATGGTTGGAAACGTTTAGGTTCTTCTGCAGTTCCTTATACTCAAAAAGACTGGAACCAAACGCTTATCACAGCGATTAACCAAATCTCAGCTCAAATCCACAAATCTACATTAAGAGGTGGAGCTAACTGGATTGTTGTTTCTTCTGAAATCTCAGCTATCTTTGACGATTTAGAATACTTCCACGTATCAAACGCTTCTCCTGAGCAAGACCAATACAACATGGGTATTGAAAGAGTAGGTACTTTAGCAGGTCGTTACCAAGTGTACAGAGACCCTTATTTCCCACCAAACCAAGTGTTATTGGGTCACAAAGGAACATCATTGTTAGACACAGGTTACATCTACGCACCGTACGTACCTCTACAATTAACTCCAACAATGTATAACCCATTCAACTTTACACCAATCAAAGGTATCATGACTAGATACGCTAAGAAAATGGTAAACAACCGTTTCTACGGTAGAATTACAGTTGATGGTGTAAGAACATTTGACTTAAGAGAATTGAGATAATCAATATCTTATTTAATAATAAAAGGGTTCCTAATGGAACCCTTTTTTTATTATAGAGTATTTATAATAAAATAGTAAAATGATTAAACAAAATTGGGATATAGATACAAAAGAAGTTAAAAGAATATTGATGATGCATGAGAGTGCAACAAAAAATTTATACTTAATAAAAGAACAAAATACTTCTTCAGTCCAATCTTCAACAAATACTGATGAAATAACCCTCGAAGGAGAAAGTTTTTTCTCAAATGGAAGGTGGAAATCTTTGTCACCTGAAGGTAAAAAAGAATTAGATAGTCAATTAGCAAATGCTGCAAAATTTTTAACATCAAAAAAAGGTAGAGTTGTTTATGTAAAAATTATTGCGGGAGAATCTCAGGTAACTAATACTGATAATGAAAACCCTGCACGCCCAAAAGTTGACCCTGGATATCTTTCGGAAAAAAGAGCAACTACAATGAAAGAATATTTAACCAAATATTTTGATAACTTAGTAAGTCAAGGTATTATTTCAAGTAAACCAATATTTGAAGCACCTGAAGTTAAATTTGGTTCAGAGAAATACACTAAAGGAATTGATAATCCTGACGACGACAAATATCAACCTGAAAGATTTGTTAGAGTGGAATTAAAATTAAAATCTCCTGCAGAATGTGTTGTTGGTTTAACTATTGAGGTTATGTATAACTCAGTTGAAGACACAAGGTTTCCATGTAGAGGTGACCATCAATGTAATGATGCAGAATTTGCAATTAAATTAAATGGTGTTGAAATTGGTATTGCCAATTTAAATAACGGTAGAGGTTTTAAAGATTATGGGGGGAGTAGGACCAGCGGAAAAATTATTGTGACAGATGCACAAGCCAAACAAATTATAGGTAATCAAAGTAAAGATATTGTAATTAGTTTACAATGTTTGTCAGGAAAAGATTGTCACTCAAGTACTCCTGAAGTTAGAGTCAGTAAAGGTGATTCAGTTATTTATTGGGGATGTTCTCCATCAATATCAACATACGGTGACACGGGTGATAAAACTATTTTAGTTTTAGACAACTGTGGTAATTTAAAACAAAAAGGTACTGAAACTAAAAATAAAGGTGAGGGTGAAGATAAATCTAACGCTCCATTACCTAAACTTACAGGTAAAACGGTTGAATATGAAACACCTAAAAATGTTGAAATTATTGACTTTACTCAGAGTTTAATAAATCATGGTTATGTTAGTAATAAACCTTTAAAAGACGGTACTTATGTTTCATTAAAAGCAGTACCTAATTGGGGTATTAATGTTGGGGATAAAATTAAAGTTGTTAAAAAAAATTCAACTGAAAAAGTACCAACAACTGCTAACATTGTTACAGTTAAAACAATTAATGCGGATACTCCTCAAATTGTTGCTAAAAAATTCATAGATAATAAATTTGCGGTTAGTACCGACAAATCAAATGTATTAAAAATGGTTAAAGATACGAGTTATAATAAAGTTATGTATAAACCAAATCAATACATAACATTTATTCAAGGATAATTAGTTTCCTGACTGAGTTGTGTCTACTGAAATCTTTACATCTTCAAACAATATTTTGTCTTCTTTTGACATTTTACCAAAACTTTTTTTATAAGCTTTATGGCACATTCTTTTGAATTTTTTTTCGGTAACCATCTTACCGTTTGCTAATTCAATAGTTTTTTGACTTACACATGAAGTTAAAAATATTACTGTGATTAAAATTACAATTAAGTTTTTCATAGACTGTTTTATTTTTTTATTGTACAAATATACACATTTTTATTGATTCCAAAAACATTTTGAATATATTTATTATTAGATTTTAGTTTATCAGTCCCCAACCTTAAAGGTTGTTGAGTATTCACGGACACGAAGGTATTGGTAACATAGTCATTAACTATAATAAAATTAAAAAAATGAATTACTCAACTACGGTGAGCAAACCGACTGCACACATTACAAAGAAAAAGTCGCGTCTTAAGGTCTATAACGGCCACATTATCTTCTTAAATGACAAAGATAATTTCGAATTCGAAATCCATAATCCAAAACAAAAATCGGTACTTGTAAAAATCAAATTGAATGGACAATACATCTCAACAAGTGGGGTTGTACTAAGACCAGGTCAGAGGATGTTTTTAGAACGATTCTTGGACACTAACAACAAGTTTGAGTTCAGTACCTATAAAATTAAAAATACTCCTGAAAACATATCGGCAATCGATTTGAATGGGGACGTTAGGATTGAGTTTTATGACGAGCAAGAACCTATTAGAAATAATTTCTATTATACAAATGGACTTACTTACACAAATTTACATCATTCAGGTACTGCTCCATTCCAACCTATGGGTATAACAACAACAAACATTAATTGTTCTACAAATACAAGTACATTATCTGCAGGTATTTCATCAACAGCATTTAATACCTCAACTAATACTGCGGGTGTTGTAACTAATACATTTACGGGACCAAATATTAGAAGTAAAAAATCTCTTGAAACAGGTAGAGTTGAAAAGGGGGATAAATCCAAACAAAATTTTACTAATTCATATGAAAATTTTAAGTATTACACATCACATGAAATTAGTTTTAAAATACAACCATTAAGTACTAAGAATAAAACCACAGAAGACATTAGACAATATTGTACGGAATGTGGTACCAAGACAAAAACAAATTTTAAATTTTGTCCGTCTTGTGGAAATAAATTATAAATAAAAAAGGGTCCCGTGAGACCCTTTTTTTATTCTTCAGTTTTAATTAAATGAGTATTAACTATTCGAATAGATTTGGAAACTAACTCAGTCTCCCTTAAATCGTACAATCTTGCCTTATGTGCATATTCTAATGCCTGTGTAAGCACATAAAATGACTGTTCAAATGTTAAGTTATCAGTTAATTTGTTAATGTCTTCGGGAGTATAGTATGCGATAGAATCAAATAATAATCCCATAGGTTCTTTTTCTGTCATAATTTTAATAATAAATGGATATTTATGGTTAAGTTAAATATATGAATAAAAAATCAATAAGGGAAGCGACAGGGTCAGGTTCATCAGGACATTATAAAGTTCCAATTGTTCTTGCACCACAACAATGGAAACCAGACCAATTGGCACCATTCAATACCCCTGTTTACAAATACACTAATGCGGAATTGGCTTATGAAGAGGCTGATGGTGATTATTTAGAAAGTCCTGAAGAAAGAAGAAAAATAGAGGACAGAACTAAAAAATTATCTCGTATTGACACATATCTAAAAAGTTTTTACACAGGTCAAAATGATGAAGATGGTAGTAATTTTGCCGATGTTGAAAATCCTGATAAAATAATCCAACAAGCTGTTGGACCACTTAAAGAAGATTTTTTAAAAGAAGACTTGGCTGTTTGGTTTGGGACTAAAAAGAAACCAAAAGGAAGTTCACAGCCAAAAGGACCATGGGTTAATATTTGTCGTAAAAAAGAAGGTGGTGGTCATCCTCCATGTGGTAGACCTGAAGCAAGTGATAAAGGGTATCCAAAATGTCGTGCAGCAGGAGTTGCAAGTAAAATGAGTGATTCTGAAAAAAAATCAGCTTGTCAACAAAAAAGAAATGCTGAAAAAACACATTCTAAATCAGGTACGGGTAATAAACCTAAAATGACCTCTTACAAACCAAAAAACGAACAATTACAAAATTTAATAAAAAAAGTTCTCAGAGAGAACTTTAATC